GCTTTTGAACTCAACGCCTTGGGCCACCAACCACCGCCGAAACTCGCTGCACTTCATAGTAAGTCCTTGCCCGTTTCGGTAGAGCTATTATGCAACACTAGTGTTGCCGATGCAACACTAGTGTTGCATTAAATTATTGACCATCTTTCGCGAACATTACCCGCGCTGCCTCGGTCGGCTGATCGCTGGCATCGAGCAACCCGCGCTCACGTAACGCAATCAAGGTCTGCCCTCGCGCACCATGCTCAGAGCGTCCGCCACAACCGTGATCGGCCGGCTTGCCGGCGCAAATGCCTTCCAATACCCACGCCATGTTCGCCGACAGTCGCGCACGCTTAACCGCCTTGGCCGGCTTAGGGGCAACATCAGGCGCCACCGGTGCGGCCACTTCGATCGGAGCCGGGACGCCGCTGATTTCGGCGGCGATCGCCTGCAAACCGCTTTTCAGACGCTCGATTTCCGCACGCGCCTCGGCCAGCTCTTTGCCCTGCGCAGTAGCGATCTTTCGGTACTTCTCGTATTCCTCCCAACCGCGTTTTCGCTCCAACTCCACTTGTTTTTCGCCGTTCAAAATCCCTTGATCCTGATCCAGCCTTTCGAGCGCCTCGGGCGTCCAGAAAGGCAAGCCGCCAAAAATCTTGGCCAGCCGCTCGCGCACATACGGTTGCTTGAGGTGTTCAAGGTCACGCCGCGCAGTCAGGAACACACTCATAGCCCACCACATATAACTGAGGTCATCGCGGCCCAGCGTGAGCGACACTAGCCCTTCCTCTTTGGCCGCCTCTTTCTCGGCGCGCTTGCGCTCTCGGAAAGCCTTTTGGCGCTGGGCGTTGCTTAAGGGCACTTTGGCGGCCGGGTCTATTGGCGCATCACCAAACATGGCCAACTGACCATCGGCACGCACACCGGCCAGCGCATCGACCAGCCACGCCGGGCGCTTCTTGGGATTGGTGCGCGACCACGCATTGGCCTCGATCGCCTTCAATTTGCCTTCCGAATGCATGACGTCCAGCACCATGCGCCGCGCCGCCTGATCCACCGTGTCGCCAATATTGGACGTCACTGTCAGCCCCGCCGAGCGGTAACCGGTCTCGCTGATAAAAGGCTTGTCCAGATCCACCGCGTGCAGGTCACAGGCGCGATGGTTGCCCAGCATGTGATGCGTCATCACCACCCACACGCGCACGCCTTCGACCTCCAGCAGAAACTCCCCGGCCTGCCCCCAGCCAGGCACCTGACCGGGTGTCGCCGCCACATCACGGGCCAACACATGGCCAGCGCTGTCGTCGTCGGCCTTGCAGCCCATCATGGTTTCGCCGTTGAGCTTGTACACCAGCGCGCTGTAGGCACTTTCCATCTGATCGAGCACTTCAACATGCCCGGCCAAAACAGCGTCGTGGTAATGCCCGGCAATTTGCTTGGCCCGCCCGGCGAACTCTTCGGCCGGCACATCGGCCAAATCCGCCACCAACGCGAGAAACTCGGGACGCTCTTCGTGGGGGACGTATCGGTACTGATCTTTTTTTGCGCGAGCCATTGCGGGCACTCCTTAGCAGGCCCCGGCACTCGCCGGGGCGGGCTTCCTTAAAGGTGGGTATCGAGGCCGGTCAGGCGGGTGAAGGCTCGCTGCAGATCCTCGCAGTAAATTCCGTTCTCCCGGGCCTTTTCCTTGAAGTCGAGGCGCGCCCAGCGGCCGGCGATCACGTCGTAGGAATCCATGGCATTCAACTCAACGCGAATCATGTTCACGCCGCCCTGGGCGAAGTGCGCCGGCAGCTTGAATTGCAGACCTTGGGAGGTGGCCACCAGCTCGCGGGCGCCGGTCATGACCATGAAACGGCGAGCGCCGAGCTGTTCAAGAATGGTCGCGGCGACTTGCTGGGCATTAGTCAGGGGGTTGGCTTGTGTCATCGGGTCTGCTCCGGTGGGCGGCCTTGGCGTAATACCCGGCCTTGGAGCAGACTTTAAAATCATTTCGTTAATTCGTCAATTCGTTATTTCGTTAATTCGTCATTGACCTTTGACGCCTCGGCCAGCCCGGCGTAGATGCTCAGCAGACGCCACACCGCATAGGGCACTTCGTTTTTGCCGCCCGCCCACTTGCGGATCTTGTCTTGCGACACACCCACCAACAGCCCCGCCTTGCTGGCTGACAACTTCGCCACGCGCAGCAACTCGCGAAACTCATCCACGGTCGGCGGCGTCCAGCCCGGCGCAAACGCATCAAACAAACCCGGGCGATTCAAAGCCAGTTCCTGCCGCACCTGGTCGGCGGTCATCGAGCGCGGAGGGTCGCCCGGCATTTCCAATTGTTCAGCGTCCAAGCGAAGCGCGGCGCGCATCGCTTCCCACAAATCAGGCGCCTCAAATTCTTCGCGTGACCCATCACGCCGCAACAAAGCAAACATCCCTCAGCCTCCAATGCTAAACCGCCGGCAGTGCCGGCGGTTGTCGTTATTTCGTTATTTCGTCAAATCGTTATTGGCTAATCGATCGGGGCAATAGCGCACCTTGACCGACACACCGTCATGCCAGCACGTCCAACCGGACGGCGAAGCCAGCAGCCCCACGCGGCCATAATCCTCGCACAGATAGTAGCCTTGAGCCTCCAACCAAATGCCGATCCCCACCAACTGCACACGGTCGACCTCGGTTTGCTTGCGAAATTCAGGCACGGCCAGCATCAGGCAATCGCGTTGCGTTCCTCCGGCAATGCGAACATTGAGTTGGATGCCGTAACGCTCAAAAAACGCCGCTTTCAAAGCGGCCACATGCGGTGCTTGTTTGGTCATCGGATGAACCCCGGAGTGCGGCCTTGACGTAATGCCCGGCCTTGGAGCGAACCTTATTCCCGCTTCGTTATTTCGTCAATTCGTTATTTCGTTATCTTTTATTTGGGCGCGCGGATCTGCCCAGCACGGCAGGGCGGCCGCAGCGATCGCACGCACGCGACCACTCGCGCAGGGCGGTGATGGCATGGATCGTTTGAGCAATCGCCCCAGACAAGCGCTGCCGAGCGTGCAGGTCGACAAAGAACGTAAGCGAACCCCCCTCACTGTCGACTGGAGCGCTTGCGCGACCGACTGGCCGAAGGCGGCGCGTGAAGAAGCGAAGGGCCGCCACGCGGTACGGCGTCGGGCTCGGTCCAGGTGCGGCTCACAGCGACTGGAAGGCGCCTCGCTGACGGAACGGCGGCACGACTGACGCCGAGCTGTTCCTTGCCCCGCGCCTAGAGGCGCGAAGTGGGCAGGCATATTTATTTCGTCAGACCGTCATGCACCGTTGGCATGGTTTATGAGCTTTAAAGGCTCTTTCTTTATGCCTTGCGGTACCACTACACAGGAAAACTTGCAGCTTTTAAAAAACAAGGCTCATTGCTCGGCCGGCGCCGACAACTTTTTTGCGCTGCGCGGACGGATCGAGGGTCAAGATCGAGGGAAGCGGGGGAGATTTGCAGGCCCTGTGCCGCCGCTGGGGGCGTTTTCAGGTTGCGGACGAACGAAAGCACCGCCTGACGCGGTGCTGGTTGTGGCGGGGGTTATGGGCGGTAACGCTGGTTAAATAGCTTGATGCGCTGCGGCACCGTCAGCGTCTGCGTGTCTGGATCGGCGCAGAAGGCCTCCCATGCCGCCGCTCGGGCGCGCGCGGCGTTCTCAGCGGCCTGCGCCTCAACTTGTGCCTGCTGACGACGGTGCTTGGCCTGGGACGTGACGTGTGACTGCTTGCGGGTTTCACGCTCGGCCGCGTTTTTGATCAGCGCGTCCGTGCGCTGCTTGCCAAAGGTGGCCAACAGTTGGTTGCGCTTGGCTTTCTTTTCCGTGCGCGCTTCGGCGAGCTGATAGCCCAGCCCCAACTGGATAAAGAAGCGCGGGCGGACGTTGATCGTTACGCGGGTGATCCAGTAACGGCCGTTGTGGCAGATCCGGCGCATCTTGCGATAGACCATCTTGGACGCTTCCAGCGCGCCCATCACACGGGAAACCGTCCACTCCTGCAGCGAGGTGTCTTCTGACAGACCGCGCTGACGGTTGAGGCGGAATTCTCCGGCTTTGTCGAGGTAGCCCAGCACCAACGTGGCAATGTCCAAACGGGCAAGGATTGGCTCGATCAGCTCGGCCAGCGAATCCCAGCGCTTCTGGCTGGTGCGGTAGCCGCTGGACTGGAAGGTGTCGAAGTCGCGCAGCCACTTGCACTGGCGGTTTTTGGCTTCTTCACAGACGCGTTCTGCGGCGGTACCGAGGAACGTGCGGCGCTGGGCATCGGTCAAGGCGCGCGGACGGCGCGGCTGGGCCGAGCGATCGACACGTTTGAGGCGTTTGGGCGGGGCTTTGGTCTGGACAACCGACAGGCCGTTGTAGGCCGCCGATGCCGGGGAGCTTGGCAGGTGGTGGACGGTGGCGGTCACGCGCTTCATAGCGAACCACCGACAGCCGGCGCCCAGCGCAAAACGCGGGCCAGAGGCTGCAAATCTATACGCCCCCGCACAAAGCCGGGGCGGCCTTCTAATGAGGCTTCGCCGATCATCCAAACATCCCTAATGGCTAGGGCTTGCTTATGCGGTGATCAGCTAATAGACTTCTACCTGCCCGGTTTGAAGCCAATTTGTGCTGATTACCAGAAACCCCCGTCCCGCCAAGGTCGGGGGTTTTCTTTTTTAAGCCTGCCGAAAATTCTCTAATTCTTCTTACTGCTGAGCCCCGAAGGGCTGACGGCGCTCAGAATAACGCGCCGATCTTAGGTAGTCCACAAATAGTGTAAATTTACACTTTCTTAAGCGAAACAACCGCCTGCCGCACCGTTTCCAGTTGCAGCCATTCCCCCGCGTGTGCTTCAGGGTCATTGCCCTTTTGAATGCACATCCACGCAAGGTACTGATTAATCGCGTCGATAGTAGACGCTTGGTCACTTTTGATCAAAGGGTTTGGAGATGGGGTATTCGACATAGGGGGTTCCTTCCTACAGCAGTCGTTTCAAGTCGGGCAATTCTATCTAGAATCGCCCAATACTGGTTATATAAACAGTGGTGGCTTTTCGCTATTTTGTGTCGCGCATGCTACCTGACCTTTGCACACGCACCGCGATCCCTTTGTCGGATACGCCCAAGCAAGCGCTCGCCAAGCCAGCAATCGGCTAGAACAACCCTCCCAGCGCTTCGGGCTCCCAATTCATAATCACCAGTTCGCCGGTCACTTCTGCCTGCCCTTGGCGCTGGTTGGCAGTGGTGTAGCGAATGTCCAAGGTTTCAAAATGGAACCCCTCAAACACGCGCCGGATGTCCGGGTGGTCGTTGATGCTGACCATCACCTTGCCCTTGCAGCGGCGCATAAAGTCGGCCATCCGTTCGTAGTTCTCGAAAGGAAAATCCACGCCGTAGCCGGCCGTCTGCCAGTAGGGCGGATCCATGTAATGGAAGGTATGCGGCCGGTCGTAGCGCTCGGCGCACTCCAACCACGGCAGGTTCTCCACGTAGGTGCCCGCCAGTCGCTGCCATGCCGCAGAAAGATTTTCCTCAATGCGCAGCAGGTTGATCGGCGGGGCCGTTGTGGCCGTGCCAAACGACTGGCCGGAAACCTTGCCGGCGAACGCGTGGTGCTGCAGGTAGAAAAAACGCGCGGCGCGCTGGATGTCGGTCAGGGTTTCGGGCCGGGTCATTTTCTGACACTCGAAAATCTGCCGCGAACTGAGCGCCCACTTGAACTGGCGCACGAATTCCTCAAGGTGGTTTTGCACGACGCGGTATAGCGTCACCAGGTCGCCGTTGATGTCGTTAAGAACCTCAACCCGGGACGGCTGAGGCTTCATGAAATAGAGCGCGGCACCGCCGGCAAAAACCTCAACGTAGCATTCGTGCGGTGGGAAAAGGGGGATAAGGCGATCGGCCAGACGGCGTTTGCCGCCCATCCAAGGAATGATGGGGGAAGACATTAAAAGCAAGTTCCTTTGCTGCATGAATAGACAGGTGCTAGGCTCGCCGCGCTTCGTGCACGGAGTAAGAGCCTTGGCTGGACTTGCAGGGAGTTTCTGCGGGGACAGTGGCCGCCCGGGATGTTGACGCATCCCGGCCGGCCGCTCTTTTCTACTTCGGTGCCGACACTTCTTTTGCGTAAGCCTGACAGGCTTGCAGCGCAATCAATCCTCGATCGCCATCACCGGTGATGCCGACAATTCGTTGAGCATGCGCTGGGTCAAGTTCGGCTCTTGTTCCTGCATAAACCACGCGGCCGGCGCCGGCGGTGGCTGACACCCCGTCACAACGGGCGGCGGTGGTGTCGAGTAGGACTGACAGCCGGACATCAGCAGTGGCAAGGCGATCAGACAGGCGTTGCTGAGTTTTCTTTGCATCAGTTAGATCCTTGTAATGGCTGTCATCGTTGCTTTTCAGGCGCTGTTCCAGAGCCAGGCGCTTGTCCTGCTCGATCACCAACGCGCCCACCATGGCCTCGGCCGCCGCCTGCGCGACCTCGGCCGATTGCCGGGCCTGTACGGCGAGCGCGTTACCGTAACGCCAGTCCTGCACCACCCAACTGCCGGCAGCGCCGGCGCCGGCGATCGCTACGAGCGCCAAGGCGATCACCCAAGGCCGCACCGGTGCCGGAATCAGATCGAGAATGGACATAGCACCGCCTTGGCCTTGGCCCACAGCTCACGTCGATCGGCCAGACCGGCGCTGGCCACGTTAATTTTCCGGGTGATGCCGTCAAATAACCCCGCGTCGGCCAGATCGTTAAGCCCTCGATCCCACCAGTACCAGGCCGCCGACAGCGCGGCGTTTTCCGGCTGCTCGAGCAGCTCCGGCCGATCGAGCAACGGCAAGCCCAACGCCTGACCGCACAAGCGGTAGGTGTCACGGCCGGTGATTTGAATCAGGCCGCGCCCCCGGTAGCGGTAGCCATCCCCCGAGGCCTCGGGCCCGTTGCCCATGCGATTGGCATAAACGCGATTGGCCATCTTTTCCGTGTTGCGCAGATAGCCTTTGGCGTCCTCGATCTCGGCCGGCTCGGCGCGGCTGTTGCGGTTCTTGTCGAACCCCGTTTTGAACAGCGCCACAACCCGCTCGGCGTCCTTGTAGTAAAGGCTTTCCGACAACTTGGTCAGGTGCTGCGACTCGTGCCCGCATTGCGCGATAAACGCCGCCTGCCGCACTGGTGACGTGATGCGGAACCGCGTCATGGCCGTTTCCAGCGCAGACACAAAAACGCCCGCGACAGGGCGGGCGTTGGGGAGGATCTGCAGCAACTGCTGCTGAGTAAGCGACATACAAACTCCAGACATGAAAAAGCCGCACTAAGGCGGCAGGGAGGGGGCGCGCTTGCGCTTTATTTCAGGCTCACGACCTTGACCGGCGCCTTAGCCTTTTGGGCCTTCTTGCCCTTGGCTTTCGCCTTGCCGTTCTTGCCGCCGTTGCACTCAACAACGGTCGTCCAGCCGGCTTGGGTGTAGGTTTGCTCCACCGACTCGGCCAGGTACTCGCCATCGAGCCCGACCTTGAAACCTTGGGCGATGATGGATCGCTCGGCGAATACATCCGTGCGCCCGACCATTTCGAAACGCACCCCAGCGGTGGAACGGTTGAACGCCGCCAAACGCGCCTTGGCCGCAGCTTCGGCCGCCGTCTTGTTCGGATGAATATGGCGGTCGGTATGCACGGCCGGCAGACCTGCAGGCGCGTCGTCGTTTTCCAACGACACCACGGCGAGCTTGCCGGTCTTCTTGTCCTGGTGCTTGGCACCGACCGTCTTGTGGCTGTTGCGATCGCCGAGGTGGAACTGCCAGCGGGCAACGTCACTTCGCATTAGCACGATCGGGGCGAACGCCTTGCCGCTTGCGCTTTGCCCGCCCTGACGCGGCATCACCAGCAACTTGCCGTCGGCAACTTTGGCCGTGCAGTCGTATTGCTTGGCCAGCCGCGTGATGAAATTAAAATCGGACTCATTGAGCTGATCGGCGCGCACTACTTTCGTGTTGACCGGACACACCGGCGACCAGCCGTTACGCGCGGCCACGTCGGCGACGATCGTGGACAACGGCACGTTTTCCCAGCTCCCGCTGCGCACGGTCTTGCCACTACCACGCATGTCGCTGGCCTTGCCCTTGATCACGATCGTATCCGGCGGGCCGGATACCGTGACCTCGTCGACCACGTAGCGACCGAGGCGCGTCAGCGACGTTTCTTGATAGCCCAGATAGACCTCGATCCCCGCGCCCCGGGCAGGCAACACCACCAACCCGTCCCGGTCATCAATGCGTAGTTCGAATTCGTCGGACTCCATCCCGGTCTTGTCGGTGACGCTCAACTGAATCAGCCGGTCATTCAACAGCGCCGTGATGTCGTTGCCGTCGGCAACAATACGGAATCGGGGGGTCATGAATTTTTTCCAAAAGAAAGCCCGCACAGGGCGGGCCAGAAAGCGGTGCGTTACGCGTAACGCGAAAGAGCGCCGGCGGCGTGTCCGGATGGGGTCAATTCCACAAGGTCACCGCCTCGGTAACCGGGTGTGGCAGATCCGGCAGCACGATCACCACGCCCGCGCGGTAGGGCTGTTCCTCTTCGGCTAACCCCTGATTGGCATCCAGCACGGCCTCGACGCTGCCACTCAAGTGCCCGTAGTAGTTGTGACAGATGGTATCGAGCAGATCCCCGTCAGATGTTCTGCATGTCATCGCCATAGCGCACAAACTCCAAGGTAAAGGACTGCTTGCGTGGGATGCCGCCCGCCATCAGCGAACTCTGTTCCTCATCCACGCTTTTCAGGCACCACGTTCCCAGCACGTCGCCATAACCCGTGGTCAAGGTCAGCGGCTGCAACTGAGCCCCCAGCGCGCGCAGCGTGTCGAGCTGCTTAAGCCCGCCCTTGAAGCCCGGAAAGATCGCGCCCTTGAGGGTGATTTTCTCGTCACCCATACCGACCGCCTGCTGCGCCGGACGCCGCGAAAGACGCTCCTGCGAGGCCCAGCGGAATTCGGTCGATCGGCGCAGCTCGTCAAACGCGGCGGTGTCGAGGTTAAACGTGTACTGCGGCGCCTTCGGATCCTGCGGCTGAATAATCAGCAAGTGCGGGAACGGCTTCACCGCTTCCGGCGCCGGCGTCTGATCCGTGGCAAAGGCACCGGTGGGCACGATGTTGGCCAGTGCCGGGCTGGCCTTGCCGGCAATCTTGTTAATCGCCGTCGCGGCGCGTCCGGCCTGCTCTTTCAAAACCCCCATCCGCTCGTCAATCTGCGCGACCGCGCGGGTGGCCGTGCCGTACATGGACACCACCCGCCCCACTTGTGCCTGGGCGGCATTGACGCCGCGCATGACGCGCTGCAGCTTGGCGCCGATCGCCGGCCCGACGAAGGGCAAACCCTCCAGCTCGGACGCGGCGCCGGTGATTTCCCCGATCGCGCCATTCACCGGCGCCATCATCCCGTCAAGGCTGCGCCGGCCGGTTTCGCCGGCCGTGGCCAAATACTTAAGCCCCGATTGCAACTGCCCCAATGCTTCCATGACTCCCCCTGATTAAACGTGCGGCGCATCGAACAGCTTGCGGCTTTCCTGCTGCTTGGCCAGCTCGCGATAGTGCTGATCGAGCAGCGGCCGCAGCTTGTTGTAGAGCGCATTAGCGTCCTGCACGTCGCCCTGAACGGTCAGCGTAAACGGCGCTTGGATATCTACCTTTGCGTCGATTTTCGCCGGCGGCGGCGCACTGGCCGGCACCGGCTTGGCCAGCGTTTGCGCCTTGGCGTCTGCGCTGGCCTCGGGCAGCATCATCGAGCGGCCGGCATCACCAATCTGTGACGATGAGGCAGGCTTGATTGGCGGCGCCATCAGCAGCCTGACGGGCGCGCCCTCTACCGGAGGCGACACCAGTGGCTTGGCCGGTGGCACCACGATCGGCGGCGACACCATCGGCTTAGCCGGCGGCACCTCGACCGGCGGCGACACCATCGGCTTGGCC